GTGCTTACATTTGGTAATTCTATATTTTTAAAGAACATAATACGGATATTGTTGTCTTTCCGTTCTTCAATGCCATTGCTTTCTTTAAATAAATTAGCCCTTAATTTTATATCCGAAACAGTATTAGTCAATACACTTGGACTAAATATTATTTTTACTTCTGTTCTATCCTCAGCAAATTGATAGCCAGTATCCTCTTTCCTATCGCCATAAGATTCGTTGTATTTCTTATTATATGCCTCGTTATAATAATCATCATCCTCAGTATAAAAGTAATCGTAATACCGAGCATTTAATTCCGACATTGGTTTAATAGAAATCTCTCTTGAATAATCTACTTTATTCGACCAATCAATTGATTCAGCTATTGGGTCAGATAACAAAAGTAATCCCGTTGCATCGCCAGGCTCTCCGTGCAATAACAATTCGCCAACATCATTTATCTTTAAAAACCCAGCGCCTTTACGATAAAATTCTATGTATGGTTCTATTAATAAATGAGTTGTTTTTTGTGGGTCTTCATAAACGTATAAATTAAACATTCTACAAATCGATGTAAAAAAATCTTTTTGCTGAATACCCTTAGGTAAACAATTACCAATTGAAATATAATCGCCTTCTTCTGCTAATGCAACTTGAGGATAATCAGCTACAAATTCAAATGATAAATTAGGGTCTAAAGTTACATATTGTTCAGAAGCGCTAAAACCTGCAAAAACATTTATGTCATCTCCATTATCTAAGGAAGTTGATATAACCCAATCAATGTCAAAATTTTGATAATCGTTGTAAGATGTAAATGCTTCAACATATAATTCAGTAGCATTTTGATAAACGTAAACACTGAAAGTACCTGGTCTTGATAATGATATTGTACCGAAAAGTCTTAATTTCCCAAGAGTTCCATTTGTCCCAGCATAAGTAAAAGTTTGATTATCAACATCTTTTGTAAATAATACTAAGTTTACTATGTTTAGAAACCTAAGTGTTTCTCCAGCAGAAGTGCTTGCTCCAGCATCAATCGAATAATTACCCGAAACTAACAATAAATTGCTTGCTAATTTCTCAAGATTTGCCTTGTTATTTGGAATGATTAAACTTCTAAAATAAGGCGTGTCAAAAAAGGCAGAAGTATACGTGTAACCTGAAAAATCAATTATCTTATCGATTAATTCATGTACGAAAAATGCTGGTCTAAAAGCATTTAAATGCCAATCTTTGCCACTTCCATTTTCAGGATGCTTACATAATCCGTAATCAATTAAAGGGTAAACTATTCCAAGTCCACTTGCCACACCTGAAGCAGTCCAAGAATCAACAACATTTTCAGCAGTCCAATATTCTTCGTATGTATTAGTAAAATGACCAATTATATCAGAGTCATTTAATAACTTGTTTCCAATTGCGGAGGCAAAGCCACCTAACTCCCCAAATACTGCGCACTGATATTCTATTACTCCGTTCTGAATGGTTATCTCCAAAAGGCGAAGAACTCCCTTAAAAACTTGTATCTTATTGACAAATATCTGACAATTTGCTTGCTTGGTCGGGTCAAAATTATAGCCAACATTTGGTTCATTAGGGTTACTAATACCGTAATTATTACCGCTGGTAAAATTATAAATATGACCAAACACTTTATTATTGTTTGCGTTACCAGGTACGTTAATCGTTTTTGAATAGTTCGTATTCCTCGAAGAAAAGTCTTTAATGTCATCTATTGCGTAGTTTAATTCTGCTCCTAAATCCTCGAATAAATCGAGTCGTTGTTGTTCAACTATTATTTCAGTTATCATTATCTAAATTGGCTATATTGTTTTTGACCTAAATCAAATTGAAGTTGATAGTTAAATAATTTATCTGAAGTACTTACTTTCTCTTGGTAGTTTGTGTCCTTCATTACAATTGGATAATAATCACTTGTACCTCCATTAATGATTTGCAAATAAACCTCGTTAGATGCAAGCAATTCAGAGCCAAGAGCATAATCTATTGCTGATACATAATCACTCGTTACAAGGTAACTCCAATCGGTTTGAGTTGATAATGCTTGCACACCACCGTAATGAACACCTGAACTATTCTTATGGGTCATTGTCGCAGCGCTCCTTTGATATTCAGCAGTTTGATAAGTCGTTCTTTTAAAATTCTTTTGTTGGCGATTAAGTAAGTGAAAAGCATAAGTGTCATAACCTCCAAATTGATTTTGAAATATTAAATTGATAGGCGTAAATCTTGGAGCGCATACTTGCTTAATTGTTATCGTATCTGAGCCAATCGTTACCTTGTAGCCATAGGTTGCACTTGTAATAAATGAACTACCTAAATAAGTATTTATTGCCGTAGGACTTAAATCTAAAAGCAATGATGAAAGACTTGATAACGTTCCGCCAGTTGAAGAACTTCCGCTATTACTGCCATCCTCATTTATCTTTTGAACCGTTGCTGTTACTGCTGATAAGTTTGCATTGAAATAAGTAATAAATAATTTTTCTCCGCTAATTACTTCGCCAGCCGTTCTATCTCTTGTCGTTAAAAACTTATTTGCATAAGTAGATATTGAAACTCTAAATGGATTTAGAGAATAATTCCAACCTTTTGAACTTGCTGAATCTTGATTCATTATAGGCTCTTGCCCTAACCATTCTTCTCCAAAAATTAACGTGTAGTCCACGAATAAGAATGAGCCAGCATGCTGTAAGACTGAACTTCCTGATGGGTTAAAACCGCTTCCAAGATAGTTTCTGACAATGGGAGCGACATCAAGTACACCATAGTTTCCTGAGTCGGGATAATTTTTAAGTGTGGCAACGGTTGCGCCACCAATTTGTAAATCAAATACATATTTGAAGGATGATTCTGATACATTTCCTGAAGTTGCTATATGCCATAAACTATCATGAGCCGATGAGTAAGATGGTGGAACGTATACGCTTGTTGCCATTATTTCTTAAATGTTTGTGTTATTGTTAATGCTATATCTTGCCCTAATGCTTGCGCTAATTTTGCTTGAAACTCTTGTCCAAATGCTTTGTCTAAATTATCATCAAAAAACCCTACTCTGCCTATTCCTTTTTTCTTAATATTCTTAGCCGTGTTAGTTGCTAATTGCCTTAATTTAATTTTAGGGTCAGCCACATTAGAAATCGTTTTTCTTTTTATTTGCAATGGAGTTAATCCTTTTCTTTGGTCTTCGTTTCTAATATAATTCTTATGCCTTAAATACCATTGAAGAATTGCCTCAACCATATTTTTAGAAACGCTTAACGTTCTAAATTTATAAGGCGAATTTGGTTGACCGCTTTTAATTCCTTTTACTCCTTTGTTTTGAAAATCATAATATTCAGAAGCTGGATTTGATTTATCGTATCCAATTGTCAAAGAATATTTATTTCCCGTTTTCTGAATAGTTGAAACCGATATGTCACTTAAATTACCCCTATCAACTTTCTTCTTTGCATTTATTCTTTGTTGAGCCAAACCAATAAACTTAGTCGCAGCATCGTACATAACTTTTTCAACTGCATTTAATTTCAATGCACCTTGTTTAGTATCTCCCCCAACATCAAAATTTTCCCCTAATGCTTTTTGTGCCTCAAGAATGCTTGCCATATATTTGTTTCATTTGCTCCCTATCAAAACTATTCTTTGCCTTGATATAACTTAAATCGTTTAATGCTTGAATCGTTGGCAACTCAAAAGCATCTGCTAAATTTATTCTTTCGTGTTCGGCAATGATGGTAGCTTGGTAAATCCATCCATAACGTTGCATAAAGCCATTATCGTTACTTCTGCTTCTAATTTCTCCATCCCGCTCTTCATCAACTCCTCTTTCAAATAATCCTTTAAACTCGTTATCGATTCGCTGAATACTTGACAAAAAAAAACCACACTTCCATAAACCGATTCAAAGCTACCAGATAATAAATCTTCGGCATATTCCTCGTGCTTGCTTGCATCGTACTTAGCAACCTTCCAACCTCGCCAGGTCAACTTCATAGGCATAACCATTGAAGCAGCAATCTTATGCAAGTTGTTTATAATGTCATCCCCAAAAAACTTAGTTTCTAAGTATCTTGAATACGGGATATTACGAATATCATAAACGCATCTATAACGCTTTTTCCCAACCCTAATATAATCGCTTGGCTTTGGAGTTGGCGCTGACTCGGTAATAAATGTAATTTCTTTTAACTGCTCATTTAATTCCTTAATACTTAAAGAATCAATTTGTGCTTCCGTTTGATATGTTAAAATCTCTAATGACTTTACTGCAATATCCAATTCCGTTAATCCCTCTCTTTTTGAAAGTAGGTTTTGAATTTGTTGCCATTGCCATACCGTGACATCTTTCCAGTTCATATTTATAAATAGCTAATTAAACAAAGTTGTATCTGCCCGTTCCTGACTTAAAATCAAACTTGCGCCAAGCTAATGCTAAAGCGCATACGCAGTCATCCGTAAATCCCGTAGGTGCTGAATACTTTACTCCGTGTGATGTATATTGATATTCAAAAACTTCTAATTCATTTTTAATCATTCCTTCAGGATAGTGTACCCGTTCCTGATGTATTGCCACTTGAAGACCAAGCATTAATTCTTGCTTGCTTTGGCTTGTAAATTTAAAGCCTTCTATGTCCATGCCTTCCCGTTGCAATTGCTCGACTATCGGGTCACCCACTCCAGTACTATCAATTAACATCGGGGCTTTTGGTAAATTGCGAATTATGTTCTGAGTGCTTGCCCAATCCTTCTGAAATCGGTCATAATAAGCCACATTGCCACTATTATCTAAACCAATAATTACGGTCCAATCTGAATACTTTGCCAAATCCACTCCGTAACATTTAACAATATTGCTTGAAATATCCGATGTACACTTCCGAATTGCATCGCTACCAAATGGATTCGCAGCGTTCTCTGCTGGGTTAGCCATATACTCTTGCTCGAATACCACATTTGGCAATTCGCTTTTGGCGGCATCAACTTCAGTCTTAGCAATAAACGGATTATCATAGGTGCTAAACTTAAAACTTTCCCATTCTGAATTTGCATTTAAGCCATTAAGAAATAAAGAATAAAAGAAATTCTTACCTCTTGGAGTAGATAAGAATATTGCCTTACCTTGAAAATCCGTTAAGGTTGGTCTAATTGAGTTCTGCCAACCTTCTTCTAAGTTTGGAATGTATGAAGCTTCATCAATAATGGCATAATGAAACTTTAAACCACGAAGATTATCCAATCGCTCACCAGTAAAAAATCGAATCTCGCCTCCGCTTATTAACTTAAATGTTAAGTCACTTCGATTAGGAACTGCGACATTGCTTGGCATAAGCCTTGCAAGTTCATCAAAAAAGACTTTGGCAAGTTGGTAGGTTGGAGTAATATAAGCCACACGTTTTCCTTGCATCGCTTCAATGCAAGTTATGACCTGACATATAAGTGATTTGCCCCATCTCCTACCTGACATGAGGACTTTAAACCTAGCTTTAGATTCTAATACTTTAGCTTGGTTCTTGTGTGGTTTCGGGAGTACTATGTTCGTTTGCAAAACTTATTATTACTTCTTGTTTCTCCTCGTTCTTCGCTCTGTCAGTCCAACCTAAAAGATTCTTTGCATAGAAAATACCTTTGCCTTCATTAGCCACGACATCCGCTGCCAATGCTCTAAATAATTCATCAATCTGCTTGGTTATCTTATGGCAAGGATGGTCTTCTTTTGAAAGGACTTCGTAATAAGTTGCCCTTTTGTAAAACTCAAATCCTTGTCTTGGTAGCCATATTAAAAGAAAGAAGCTAATCGTTGGCAAATGTCGCTCTCGAATTGTTTTAACTCCAGCACCCGTTGCCACCTCCTTAGTTGAGTTTAGACAATAGTCAATATATTCATCTGCCCATTCAAGCAATCTCTCCTGGTCAATATCTTTCACTAATCTTGCCATTATTTTCTAAATAGTAACGACCATTCAGTCGGTATTGTTAATTTCTTATCTAATTCAAATCCAAATTCTGCAAATAGCTTAATCCATTCTTGTTCGGATTTAATGTTAATATGCCCCCACCATTTATCAAATTCTTCCGTTGTTGTGTATGGAGTCGATGAAAAGTAAAAGTACTGGCATTCAATAGTGCTTAAATAATCTCTTATCTGCTCATCGGTTAAATGCTCAAATACCTCAATGCTGACAATCATTTGGCAATGGTTAGGATAATTACCTAAGTCATTTAAAACAATGCCTCTTGAATAAGCAAAATCCCGATGATACTTATTTGGCTCAATGCCATAATAATCGCAACCTTTATGAATTAAGCATTCGCCTAACGTTCCCATACCAGCACCTATCTCAATTATATTTCTTGAATAATTCTTTATGATATTAGCAACTCCGTTCATCAAATTAAAATAGTCAGGATTCTCAGGAGTAACTCCGATGCTTAATTCATAATCAAAAAATTCCTTGTCAGTTGCTGGCATTATCTATTTGCTCAAGTTTTCTAATCGCCCATTCAATTCCTTCAGTACCTCCCCAAGCATCCCACATTAAGCCTCCACATCCTTCGCCATACTTGACATCTTTATTTTGCTGATGCCTTTTAAACGAAGCCATTCTCGCAATCGTATCTCTTGTAATGTTTCCTTTCTTTGCTAATTGATTTGCTCTTGCTTTTCCTACTGGAGTTCCACAACTTCCCCACCCGTTTTCTTCTGCCCACTTTAAAGCACGTTTTGCATTATTAACCGCCGCCTCAGGATAATCATTATAAGAATCAGCAAAAGCAAACTTCATTGCTTTAGTATCAGTATTAATTTTGATCAAATCAATTTCCGTTTGATTATTATCATAATGAGTTCCAATACCTAAACGCTTAATTAGCATCCATTTGTATTGACCATTTGTAAAAAATACTTGTGACTTCGGTATCCTTAATCGTTCAGCCATACGATATACCTCAGAAGCATTGTATTCGTTTCTTCGAGTTATAATATAAACTTGTTTGCCTTGCAAGATATTCCTTTTCGCAATCTCTTGACCTCTTGCCGTAGACAATGTGTCATCGAAATCAAAAGAAACCTTGTTAAAATCTGCACGGTATTCTCCGCTTGCCAATATAGCCTTCCATACTTCATTTGCTTTTTCTTCCGTTTCATAAATACAAGCACCGTTTCCGATGCGCCATTTTTCGTTTGAACATTTAATTACTGGCATCTTATTCTATTAGTTTAGAATAAATAGCAAATCTATCCTCATTAATTTTAAATAGGTCATAATGCTCTCGGACATATTCAGCATTTGACTCGCCAAAATCAGTTCTCATTTGTGAACTAAATGCCATTCGTTTAATATCTCGTTCCCAATTATCAACCCAACACACCGTTGGAATGTCATCGTAAGGCGCTCTTTTTATTGCCATCAAGGGAATCCGTTTTGCTCCAGCTTCTAATGCCTTTAGATTCGATTTCATACGATTAAATTTATTATCTAATAAAGGCGCAAGTAATATATCAGCCTCTTGATAAAAATTCATATACAAATCTACGGGCATTGATTCAAGAATCTTATGGTTTAATCTTTCTCCAGCAGTAAACCAATCGCCCATTTGATTCCAATGAAACTCATTAGCTTTATTCCAACCACAAAGAAGCATTCGTGTTGATTCTCTAAATGATTTAGACTTAGACAATTCAAATATTGGATTCTTTAATTGCCTCATATCAGGAAAATGAGTGATGCTTCCCGTGTGAGCAATGGTAACTAATTCGTTTACATTTCTTGTCGCAGTGAATTGGTCCTTATCAAATGGCAAAGCATTAGGCAAAACAAAGCAGTTAGGATTAATTTTTACTATCTCGATTCTTAATCGGTTATGAGTTGTGGTAACTATATCAGCAACTTTGATATAATTCTTAATTACTTGAGTAACTCCTAAAGACCGATAGGTAGGCGCCGATAAATGCTGGCTAAATAACTCCCAATAGTCATCAATATCGACAACCAATTTAAAACCAATCTTAGCCTTCCATTTTAATAAATCGGGCAATGGTATCAATTCACAAAAACGATTAACGACAACCACGTTTATTGACTTCTCAATAAGCATCTCTTCGGTCATCGTATCCGTAATCATTAGATATTCTTTTGGCATTACCGATAATGGTAACGCAAGGCGATGGTATGTAACTCCTGAATGCCTAGTTCCGACGGCGCAGATTCTTAGTTTTGACATCGTTTGGTTTTGGTTGGTTGAGTTTTGCAATATACTTTATTCCTTCGTAATGTGCTGACAATCTTTTAAGCATATCAAATACACAAGAGCCACACCACGAATTAAAATTAAAATCCTTGTTTACATATTTGCGATATAGATTCGCATACTCCTCAAGTATTTCTCTTTCGATATTTTTAGTAAACCCCAAAGCAACTGCTTCAAAGTTTATTATATTGGCTTCTATAAAAGCAATTTCTTCTTCGGTCATAGTTTGTTTATTAATCGATAAATTACTGCTCCTAATATACCTGAACTAAACACGATTGCAATCCATTCTTGGAACTGCAAAGGAACTACAATTAAAACGATAGCGCTCCAGGTACTTAAACAAGGAGTGCAACTAAACGGTTTAAAGTTTAGTCCAAATGACTGATATAAATTTGTCATCGTAAAAAAGACTGCAAAGGAAACGGCTGCGATTATCGTTATCATCTATTTGATTGGTAAATTTCATCCTTAACTAAACTCCAGTAAGCCTTATCATCTGCTTTTAGTTTCTGCTCAAGTAATAGTGAACAAATGTACAAAGCTAATTCAAAAGCAAGTGCTTTATTGCCACAAAAATACAAGGCATTGATTAACATACTTTTTGCTTTCTCATCAGGCTTCATCTCTTATCTTCTTTTTAATATTTGAAATCGTTTTGACAATCGACATATAGGGTATTCCAGTCTTTCTTGAAATCTCCGTTTGATTAAAATTCAATTCAACGTATGTATCGAGTAGCATATCCTCATACCAAGATAGTTCTTTTCGTGCTACCTCCACTCGATTAAATAGCTTTTCTTTGTAATCCTTTGACTCATCTTCAATCTGCACTAATTCGTGAATCTCATCAATGCTTTCAAACTTTGCTCTGAAATGTCTAAAGAATGGTTGATTCATGCCAGTACTATAAATCATATTTAGCATACATCTGACTAACCAATATTTTAATCCACTCGTTCCGTTGTTATTGTAAATCGACCAAAATTTGTCTTCTGAAATCGAGCAAAGATTTAAAAACATTTCTTGCTTTAGTTCTTCCCTCAAATTTGCTGGTTGCATTTTCATCAAGGCTTGTTTAATCTCCTTTGAATTATAAAGTTCCTCAATGATTTGCGACCTGGTCATTCCTTTGATTTTCTGATTATTTCAAAAATAAAATAAACAATAAAAGCCACCTCGATAATTCCTACCGCAATGGCTTCCCAAATTAACCTTTCCATTTTTCGAGTTCCCGATTCAAATACCAAACTGCTTTACTTAAATCTTTCTTTTTAAATCCTTTCTTATCGGCTCGCAGTATGTACTTAATTGCGTTTCCAAGATTAAAGTTTAAGTCGAATGCATCAATTATATCAATTACCTCGATGCCATTACCCTGATAATGCTCAGGATGATTGACCTCTTCTTTGATAACTCCTTGATAATTAATCTTTTCCATATGCAAAGTTTACATTATAATCGGTGCTTTTCCAAATAATCCTTTATTTTTTTTGTCTGATGGTATGCTGGTCTTGAACTGCCATTATTATTTTTAATTCGATTTAGGTTTATTTCAAGGCTAAAATTCAAATCTAAGTACGTTGCGCAGTCGATAACTACTTGAATGGTAGGTCGTTGTATTCTCGTTGTAATCCATTGAATCGCCTTTTTATAGTTCTCGCTCAAATCTCATCTGCTTTAAATCTCTTTATTAAACTTTCGCAGTCCTCAATCGACCTAACAATTGCATAGTAATAACCATGATTAATTGCTATCTGCTCAAATGCTTTTTGATTTGGTTGCTGAGTTCCTTTCTCAATCTTAACCTCAACAAATAATCCTTTCCATCGTTTATTTGAAACCATCAAAAACATATCAGCCACTCCAGCCTTTGCGCCTTCCATCTTTAACTTGATAGCAACCAGTCTATGCCTTGCACCTCCGTTTGGAATTGCATAATAGTAAAAGTCTTGAGTCCATTCTAACCATTTGCAAATTGCTACCTGGAGCGCTATCGT